ACACTATCAGCGATTTTACTGCCTACTATGATACTACCACCAAAGTCTCCAATAACATCTACATTATAACGACCACTTGGAGTTCTAAGGTCACTTATATCACTTCCATAAATAAGTGATGAAGTGTAGAAGTCCAATGTAACCTCAGTACCATCTTCTGACCAACCTGAACCATGAGGTGTACCATCAGAAACTCCTGTAGGTTCAAAGCAAAATACATTTCCTCCAGACCTAACTTTATACCTCATAGGAACTACTTCAATAGTGCCTACAAAATCGTCTGGAATTTGCATGTAAGCAACCATAGAATTAGAAAACCCTTTACAAACTATAGGCCAACTATTCGTAGTTACAAATAAGAACGTAGAATCGGGAGGAGTGTCTTCAATTACACCATATAAGTGACTCTCTGTTTCGTTAGTAACAGTGTTGGTAATAAGTACCTTAAATACATAACAAGCATCAGTAGATGAAACCCCAAACAATCCTACATATTTCCCTGTATCCCCAAGAGCCTTTGTCCATTTGAATGTACGAGGTGTAGAATACTCAGATGTAGCAAAGTCTTCCAAATCGACAGCCTTTACAGTAATACCTGATAAATCACACCTAACACCAAGCTCATATGCTTGACTACCATGCTCAGAGCCTCCTGTAATAATACCAGTCTTGGACACTACAGTATGATTACTTTCAGTAGAGACAGTTATTTGCCCATCAGTACCACTCACAGTAACACCAGTGCTACCTTTAACCTTTAATGTTTTATTAGTAGATTGATTGGCTGTAAATTCTACAACGGTAGTTTCATCACCTTTAATAGTAAGTTTACCATCATTAGCACTATTTTCGGTTGGAGAAGCAATACGGTAAATACTTGCTCCATCGTTATAGAATAACTTGTCCGTAATACGATTCCATGCTATACGTGAACCGTTCAAGAACATCGCTAACGGAGTAGTATTCAAGGTTTGCCATGTAGAACCATCAAATCCATACACTTTATTCTCTCCAGGAGTAACATCAAGAATTATCTCATCTGAAGAACAATTTCTAAAAATAGAGCCTGGATTAGAGCAAACTTCATAGCCTCGTTTTGCAGAAGTCTTGAGTTTGTCAAAAATAGCCTTAATACTTGTTACATTAGCAGATGTATAACCAGTAGGAGGATTGCTACTATCTGAAAAATCTTTCGTTACAGTAGTCAGCACACCAGAACTGTTCTTATATGTGTAAGATAGCTTGTACTCAGCAAGATTGATTACGATAGGGCAATCCGAGTGAGTATCATTACGATGAGTAAAATCATCATCGGTAGTAGGATATGGGTCGGATGCACACAAAGTAATTACATCACCCCTACGTTGAATACGAGCTTGTATGGTAGAAGCTGTACCGTTTGAATTTCCATTACATAAAGAACTGTTGTATGCAGAAATAAGGCGTCCCTCAGCATTAGTTAACAACTGTATATTTGTAGCGTCTGTAGGATATGTAACCCTTGCATCTGGAGAAGACTGTGTCCAAGCAATAACAGAAATAGTGTGGTTTTCATATACCTCCTCTCGACCTTCTCGCCCAATGTTATATGTATTGTTTAATGAAAAGGATATTCCGCAGAACATATCGCTACCCTCATATAATGCTGGAATAACAGCCATGTAATCCGTATTAATTCGGTCTTTTAATTCAGGTATAATACCTGCTGCTATAACACTATCATAAGAAGAATACATAGCACTGCTGTAATAGCCGGTAATGTAGCTTGTATTCTTAGTATTAAAGATGTACCCTTGAGGATTACCATTATACTTATACAAGGGAACAACTTGAGTAGTGCCATCTGCCAAAGTAACATTCTTTGTAGTACCACTGCCTTCCGAGTCGCAATAGCCCCATTTACCTTTATCACCAGAGTCGTAACCATAAGGAGTCCATGAGGAATATACAGTACTCATAGTAACGTCAGCACTTGCTTGACAAAGAGCTAAATCTTCAGGAGTATCTACTACAAGTCCTCCTGTAAACATAAGCTGATGAGTAGTAAGAGTAGTACCATCATCAGAATAAATAAGCTCATTCTTCTCAGTAGGAACAATAACGTCAGCTTCAATCTCATCATTCTCAGTAATATGAATGCCTTCACCAGCAGATAGAGTACAGTTTATTTTATTGTCATTGTCAATATTTATATGATCACCATCACTATAGCGAATACCGTCAAACAATTCTGCTTTGAGCACATTATTAACGTAGAACGAAACCTTGTTATTTACATTGTCTCGAACTACATCTATAGTATCTCCATCTGCACCATCTTCTCCATCCTGGCCGTCTTGACCATTCGTAAGACTACACAACAAGTCATTACCTACCTTGATGTCGTATCCGGTAGGAGTCTGAGTAGCAGTCAGAGCAGGAGTATCTCCTTTGGCACCCTTAAGGTAATCAAAGGTAAAAGTAACTATCCTATTCACATCATCACGAGATGCTGTAACCGTAGGAGGATTAGTATCTACAGTTCCAATGTTTACACCGGCTGCGGCTTGTAAATCGTAAGTATCACCGATAGCTTTGTACTGAGTTACTATGCCTTCCACTACCCAGTAGCCATCTTGGTTAATATACGGAGAGTCTCCGTCCTTACCTTCAGCTACTATACCTGTATCTTGTGAGCCAATAACCCAGTGCTTATTCACCATATTGATATGGGGAGTTACACCATTAGCACCATCAGTACCGTTAGTACCATCCTGACCATCCTGGCCTTGAACCATACCAACAGTTACCCAGTGACATCCATTGTCCTTGGAATACTGCAAAGCCCCTTGGCCGTTTATTCTAAGATTAGTAATACATTCTGTCATAATGTATGATTTATTTAAATGTTAATATTATAAGCAGCGGCTACTTTAGCCAATTTTTCCTTGCCAAAAGTGTACTTACACAATTGAAAGAAATCTCGCAATGTCATAGTACCTTCAAGACTGATGTTATTCTCTTTGATAAAATCCTTTCGGCCATCTATGCAACTACCGGTTAAGACGTTATGCAACTCAAGTAGTACTTTCCTATCTACGAGCGCATCAGGATCAGGGTAGTTCTTTAGCATAAAAGCTACAGGATCCTTCTCGAAATGTTCCCAGCCTCTCTTAATCGACAACTCTCTGGCAGCATTATATGCATCTCTGGCTTTAAGAGCAAAAGCATAACTGTTTCCGTAGCGAGCTATGATTCCTTTTTCGATGGTCATATCCGGTTTGATAAGAGCACCGTAAGCAGCATTGCCTACAACCGTGTATAATATAACAGGCAGGTTATCCAAATGATATACTACACGGCCATCATATTCGTGAAGGCCTTCAAGGTGCTCACTATTCAGTGCTTTAGAGCTAAGTCCTATTCCGTCCAGTACTACACCACCACAGGCTTTGCCCATACCTTCGCCCCCACCAACACCGTCCCCATTACTCCACTCGGTTACAGTGTAGTCCTCTACACTAATAGTAGAAGTAAAATCTAATATGGCTTGACTTATAGCTTCCATGCGGGCTGCTTATCTAAACTGATTTTGGCAATCTCTGTAAGCGGGTAGATTTGGCACACATCAGTGATGATAACTTCACTGACTATCTGAGACACTTGCCCTCCTCTGATACCATCATTGGCTATCTGAGCCAGACAAGATGCTCCTTCCCATTTGTAGATGTTACGGACATCTGACAAACGCACAGTTTGTCCTTCTATCTCCTCTAAGGTACCAAAGTATACACCGGCGTTTACGCTCCTTACGAGTACTACCTGTTTCAAAAAATTTTCGTACATATCTCTTCTTAATTTAATACAAACATTGCCTCTGTTTCAGCCTGAGTAGGCATATCCAACAAATCCAATATAGTAGTCACTACATCAGATATGTTTCGTATCTCCGGATGCTCAGGAACACTTATCTCTCCAATAGCTTCCAAGATCTTCTGCAACATTTCAGCATCGTAGAAGGCACCAAGGACTTGCCATTGACCGCCCAACTGCATGTTAAGAGTGATGGGTGTCTTAGAAGTGTTCACCCAAAGAACGCTTCCATTAGCCGGGGGACATGAACTCGCTATGAATTTTTCAAATACTATCATTTCTTACCTCCTTTACCTTGTTTAGCAATCTGTTTAGCTTTTAACTCCTGGTCCTTCTTAGCCTTAGCTTTCTGGAACTCCAACTGTTCACGCTGTAAAGCAAGAGTCTTATCGAACTGAGCTATCTGAGCCTTAAGCTTTTCACGATCTGTTTCAGACATAGGAACGATACCATCCTCCTCTTTATCCATATTCATAAGAGCTAACCGGTCAGCCTCAGCTTTCGAGTTAATTTCAGCTACAAGAATCCTGGTCTCATTGTTCTCTTGGTTCATCTTATACTCATGCTCCATCTTGGCTTGAGCAGTCTGAGCTTCTTGTTCAGTCTTCTGCTGGAGAGTCTGCTGCTGTTGCTGGAACTGTTGTTCCTGCTGTTGCTGGCGCTTATTCTCTTCCCGCTCAATCATTCGGATCTTATCCATAATGGACATTGAAGTATAAAGCTTAGCGATGACAGACAGACTATACTGGTTCTGAAGAGCAGCCTGAGTAAGAACTTCCATCTTCTGATTAAGAGCCTGTAAATCGGCACTATTGTCCACTACCAATCCGTAGTCGCACTCTGCAAACAAGTCTCCGTCTATATCCATAAGGGCCTGATGACCATCACTCAATATATATGAGAACTTTTTATTCCTGGTCCTAAGAGCATGTTTAGCTACTTCCAGGAAAGCCTCCATAACCCTCTTCTTTAGGTTATCGTGGGGAATGAATAGCCATTCAGTACTATGAGAAGACTGAAGAGTTGCTCTCTCCACACCGCCTACAGTCTCACGATTAGCTATCTGGCCCTCACGCTGCCTAGTAATACCGGCTACTTCACCCATCTCACCTTTGATAAACTCAAGTAGTGCGATGTAATTCTGTATAGTATTACCAAGTTCAGCGTTGATTACACCTGTAGAGTTGTTATTCAAACCTCCAGCAAGCTTACCGGTAGCAGCACCCTTATTACCCTCTTTAAAAGAGTCCGTAACATACAGGCCATTTACCTGAGCAAAGTACATCCATTTGTCAAAAGTCCAACCTTTCCTATTAGGAACCTTGGCTAGATCTACTTGAGTCAAGGTACCCCAGTTGCGAGCCATAAGCTTATTCAATCTATCGTGAACAGCGTCATAGTAGTAAGCATATGGCTTCATAATATCAACCAATGAGAATGGTTTCTCATCGTTCATATTATAGATAGTACCAATAATTCCGAAGTGACATCTGGACGGATTGGACATTGTATTGAACTGAACCTGGCAAGGCTGCATATTCACATAAATATCCTCACCAATCTTCGTACCTTCCCAAGCTTCGTTAATCCAGTATACTTGTTCTTCCTCACCTGCTGCGGTATCAAGAACATAATCCTCATCATAAAATGCGTATTCAATCTCACCAGATTCTTTGTCATATCTCTTGACTTTCTTAATCTTGCGGAGCGACTTCCAATACACTCTGATAACTCGAATGTTACCGACAGTATCATAAGGAGCCAATTCAGATGTTATACCATCCTCAGAGAATAGAGATGATACAAACTCATCAGACATCATATTATCTGTGATAACTTTAGGTACGAAACCAGCCGTCTCGTCGTAGTTACCGGCACTGTCCACAGCACCATCGTCTATCCGGCTAGGAAGTTCTTCGATATACTTCAAGTCTTTCTCAGAAAGAACATCATAATATCTATCTATAATCTTTCCTGGAGACCAGTAGTCTTCTAGAATGATTATATCAGCATCTTCGATCCTGTTAGAGTTACCACTCTTGAAGATACGAATCTTAAGGGGATTGATTTTCTCCAATAAGGGTTCACCGCCGACAATACCTACTTGGTATATTTCCTCACCAAAAGTTTCAGCATCTCTGAATCCGGCATTAAATATAGTAGGAAAGTCCTGCTCTTTGTAGTAATGATTTAGAAGAGCGTTTGCACGACTCTCTCGCATATCCTGCCATTCATACTGAAAGAAGTAGTCCATCTTATCAAGCTCAGCATTGAATTGATCCTCGTTGAGGCTTCTATTCTGAATAAGCTCTTGTAAGCGAGCAAATACTTCCTGCTTCTTATTCTCCTCGATCTCAGAGATAGCATTCGGATTAGTAACTACTACTTTCCAATCAAACACTCTCTTACTTTCCTCACCGTCGAGCACTCTAAGTTTGGAGTTAATGATAGGATAATGCTGGATATTGTTAGGAATATACGAAGCTTGTATTGCAGCCGGATTAACTACAGCTTGGACATCATCCATATGCAGGATTCCATTAACGAGATCCTGGTTAATCTTCATATTCTTTACGCTCTTACGAACTGGAGAATAGTTGAAATATGTCCTTGAATCGGCCCAATCGACGCATTGTTTACGCCATTTCACACCTTTCTGCTTGTAGCTCTTGCGCTGTGCCGGAAATTGTACTACACTACTCATACTATACAAATTTGCTGCAAAATTACTAATAATTTTTCACTTGTGCAAATGAATAACAATAATTTTTATACACTGAGATACTTTTTCTTACTAAATTATGCACTTTTTACACGGTAAAATCGTCAAAATCTGATGAGAAATCCATGAACCTTTGGTCGTAATTCCTAGTGAAGAAATCGTCATCAGCCAAATCATCTCCATCTTCGACTTGGCTGTTCTTAATATCTCCACCATAGAGAATCATTTTGTCTTCCCGGTAGAGCATTAACATACCAAGAGCACGAATGCGGTCGAAGTTACCTTTATCGTTGTACTGCGCTGCTTCTTTAAGGGCTGCCCTACTCATCATAAAGTAGAGATTCTGCACAGTAACTTCCTTCTCTTCACCATCTTCGACAATCACAGTAGTAACAGGTTTGAGCATCCAATCTTTGAGGCGCTCATCTGCGTAATGGTTAATAGCACCGGAAGCATTAACACCTTTAGAGTTGGATCCAAACGGAGAATACTTTACGAGTTGCTTATCCCTAAGATACTCAGGAGTATCAGCCAACAAATGAAGACAATTCATCTTACTGAAGTAGGCAAAGGTACCCTTCTTATTAGACTCGTAGAGCACTGTAGCATTATAGAATAAACACCCTAAGCGGACAGTCTCATAGAGCTGCTCAGCATACATCGTACGGCCTGTGAACTCCATTACCAATTTATCAGTCCACATGTCAAGCATGAAGAACGAACCGAGAGACTTAGACTCTGCTTGGTCATTGTCATAAGGGTCAAAGCCAGCTATATACCTATTAGAATATACCTTACCATCAGAATCTTTCTCCGGTAATTGGTAGATTTCTACACAGCCCTCATTTGGATCATCTTCCTTTAGTGGGAAGTTACGAATAGGAACATCGTTCGTAGGTTGGAAATGTACCTCACCTTTACTATTCATAACGAGTGTTCCAGTCAACACTTCATTATAAGCAGTAGGATCTGCATCCAACTGATTAATACGCTCGTTAATTTGAACAGTCGGGAAGAAGTTACTCCTAGTCCTTAAGATAGCCTCCTGAGGTACAATAGGAGACTCTGCGATACGTTTGATGATGGCATTGACATTGATAGAACCATACTTTACCTTGTAACGGTCCATCAGAATCCACTTTAAAGCACCAAGCACATCTGAGTTACCATTAGAGTCATAGAATCCCTCCAAGTTAAGGTATCCTGGAAAGAAGAACACGAACTTATCAGCAGCCTGTCCTTCCACATCATAGACATTAGGTACGCCGTAAACATTGTAACCGTC